GTATGTGGGTATCTAATAGGCATTTTAGTGTATTGGGAAACTTTTGATATTTAGGAGAAATCATGGGTGAAATGATAGGCGTATTAGATCAAACAGTAGAGAAGTTACAGCATGAAAACACTTTGTTAATGAGGCGACTTGTAAGCGCAGAAAACGCTGAAATAATATGGCGTTTGCAAGAGACTTTAGATGAAAGCTGTAATGGTGGATTTAACGACCTAGAAGTTTTTGGCTGGGAAATTACAGATGTTATTAAAACAATGGAAAAATTGTTGGCGGGAAAAGATGCCGAGAAAATAAAACTCTCTTACCTAGATAAAAAGTATTGGGATAGGAACAAAGAAGAATCAAAGCAGTTAATGGAAGAATTAAAAGACCAGAATTATGTTAGCTACTGGGACAAATAAATCCAGAAGCAATAGAAATACATTAATCTAATCAAAAAGTTAGATAATAAAAATAGACGCTATAAAAGGGGCAGAGTATGCCAAATAATAACTTCGAGCCAACAGAACAAGACCGAAGGACGGTTGAATCGATGATTGGTTACGGAATGAAAGTAGAGGACGTTTGTAAGGTCATAATTAACAAGCGTACTGGAGAGCCAATATCCCGGCAGACTTGTTATAAATACTTCAGACATGAATTAGATACCGGGCATATTAAAGCGAATGCAGCAGTAGCGGAAAGCCTGTTTAAACAAGCTACAGAAAAAGAAAGCACTAGTGCGGCAATCTTTTGGGCTAAAACCAGAATGGGCTGGGCAGAAACTAACAATCTAAACCACAGTGGTGAATTAAGAATATCGTGGGATTCAGTAGATGAAGCCCTGGAGAATATGATAGATGGCGAATAATATGCTGAACCTTGAACTACTGGCTAATCGTAGAGCCAGAAGGAACAGGAACAACGCTATTCGAGCAGGGCAAATGGGGACGATGATGCAAAGTCCAGCAAGCCCTTTAACTGACCCATTATTTTACCAAGACATTGCAAGCAACATAGGCGCAGTAGGTAGGGGCGCAAAGAATCTACCTGTATTTTTAGCTGGCGGTGCGGGTGACTTGGCACATATGGTGGTAAACCCGTTTATGCAATTAGCAGGGCAAGGCGTGCCACCAGAGCAAAGTTTTATGACAAGCGATTACTTGTCGCAAATTCCTGCAATAAAATCATATTTGGGTGAGCAAGAAGATAGTCTACCGTTTCTAGCAGGAAAATACTTATCGCCAGTTGCCGCGCTTAAAGTGCCAGATATAACTGAAGGGATAGCTAAACTGGGAATGCAAGTAGCCCCTAAAGTTAGCGGTTTGTTAGATAATTTAACGGCAGAACCGAGTGCGTTAGACCAAATCACACAAGGCTTACTATCGGCTGACCCTAGAATGAACGTGCTGATGGCACAAGGGTTAATGGCTCCAGAGCCTAAGTTTAAACAGCCTGATTACATGGGTTTTCGTTCTACTGTAGAAGATGTGGTAAACCTAGATACGTTTCCCAATCGTGGTTCAGCAGAGCAAATGGAAGCAGCGTTAGGACAAAAAGGCGGTTTATCAAAACCCGTTACGGCACAACTCGGCAACCGTAAAATTGATAAGGAAGAACTGAAATTCTTAGGTATTACGGATGTATTGGAAGAAGCAAAGCGCACAGGGCAACCCGTTACGAAAGAGCAAATCCAAAACGCAATAGAGTCTAATCGAAGCAATATGTATCTGGAACAGGAGGTATTAGAGAATATCCCTTCAGAACCAAACCTTAAAGATGAAGTGTTAAGTTACGAAGATAGTTATGGGTCAGATTATATCAATAGTGAAATAGATTATAACTTAACCGATAACGAAGAATATGCAAAACGATTAGCTGATAATCCAGATGACGAAGATGCAATTCGTGACGAAATCTATCAGATGTTAGAAGAACAGTATAACTATGAGCCTACACAGCGTATTCGTTTATTAGATAACGATGGCGATGAGACAGAGATATACGCTATTGGTGGTGATGGTATGGGGTGGACGATTAGAAAAGGAGGCGATAACTGGGACGATAGTGAAACGCTAACAGTAAATGGGGATTTTCAAACAATTACGAATAACACCCACCTGTTTGATAAACCAAGGGAAATATCCAACGAAAACGAAGCGCGAGTGCAGTTAGAATTATTAGCGAATGAAGAAGGATACTCAGGAGAAGGAACAAAGTGGAGAGAACATGTCGCAGAAGATTATGACATGGGCAATATTGGTGGGGTAGACAATTACCGCGAAATTGTAGTACGCAGCCCAAAAACAGCAGGCGGTGATATTGGTAGCCATTACGGTGACGATGTAGCGTATCACATGAGGGTATCGGATCGTAAATTAACATCAAGCAGGGACAAAAGCCTTTTAAATGCGTTTCCAGGCGAGGAAAATGCCCTGTATGTCGATGAGATACAAAGCGATTACGCACAAGCAGGGGCAGGGCGTAAAGGGGTGGGGGGCGCACCGCCAATAGACTATTCAGGTTTAACTAACTATATTTTACAAAAACCATATGGGATTAGTGAAAAAGAAATTAAATTGGCAATGAGCCGTTTTGATACACCAGAGGCAAATGCAGCCAGAGAAAAAATCCTTCCAGTGTTGTCAGATATAGAGCCAAATTTAAATCCTGATAGTGCTTTCCGACAAATGTATATTCCCGCTTTAAAACAACGCTTTAGAGAATCAAACCTAAAAGAACAGCCTTTAGTAGCAGGGCAGGAAAAGTGGGTACAACACGCCGTTAAAAACCTGATAACCGAAATGGTAGAAACTGGCAAGGATAGAGTTATTTTTACCAGTGGTAAAAACCAAGCAGACTATTGGAATGAAGAAGGGTTAGAGCAGTTTTACGATGTAACATTAAAGAACAAAGTTAGAGAGGTCTTAAAAGGCATTGATAAAGATGCGTTTGAGATGGTGGAAGCACCATCGGGGCGTGCTGGAGAAGAAGTGAAACATATCTCTATTAAAAACACCCAGAAAATAAGAGACTTTCTTGAAGGGGTAGGCGGTAAGCCTAAAGGGTTCGGAATGTATAGTGCTGCACCCGTAGCAGTAGGGGCAGGATTATTAAGTGGTCAGCAAGAGGATAACAATGCGACCACATCAGGGGCAGGACTGTTAGGGGTTAGGTGAAAATCAATAAACCAATTAGCCCAACAGACGGGCTAACGAGAGCCAACCCATCAGCCGAATATACCCGTTTTCTCAACGAATATATCGAGCTACATAAGACCAAGGCATTCGATGGTCGCAGTATTCGCAAGTTTATCGGTACGATTACCGGGCTAATACACGAACATCAGTGTAAAACCTTATTAGATTACGGTGCAGGCAAAGGCACGCTGTACACCGACCAATATCACAAGCTAACCGATGATATCGACCAACCATTGCAAGCGTTTTGGGAACTCGATGAGGTCGCGTTATATGAGCCTGCAAGACCAGGCTATGACCAATTACCTAACCGCACATTTGATGCGGTCATTTGTACGGATGTGTTAGAGCATATTCCTGAAAGTGACTTGGGATGGGTGATTGACGAGCTATTTAGCAAAGCCAACAAGCTGTTATTTTTAAATGTTTCGACATTCCCGGCATTAAAGAAGTTTAGTGATGGGACAAACGTGCATATCTCGGTGTTTGATTATATGGCATGGCTTCAGTTTATAGAGCCTATCCAGAAGCGATATCCGTATGTGACGGTTCATGCGTATTTCGATTACATCACCAAACATGGGATAGGGTTATCAGACGGGTACAAAATAGAGGGTAGAGATGCCAACGATCAAGATTCCGTACAGGCCAAGGCCGCTACAGCTTGAAGCACACAACCGTAAAGAACGATTCGCACTATTAGTTTGCCATCGAAGGTTTGGCAAGACCGTATTTGCCATTAATGAACTGATACGCTCAACGATAACGTGTCAGCAACCGAACCCACGTTTTGCCTATCTAGCCCCGTTATATCGGCAGGCGAAAGCGGTAGCGTGGGATATGTTAAAGCATTACACCCGACCGATACCGGGGATGCAGTATAACGAAGCGGAGTTACGGGCAGACTTCCCGAATGGCGCAAGAATCTCGTTACATGGTGGGGATAACCCAGACCATCTCCGGGGTTTAGGATTTGATGGCGTGGTACTCGATGAGTACGGGCAAATGTCGCAAAGATTGTGGACAGAGATTATTCGCCCTGCATTATCCGATAGAAAAGGCTATGGCATCTTTATCGGTACACCGAAAGGGTATAACTCCTTTTTCGACCTCTTTGAACACGCCAAAGATGATGACGATTGGTATGTAGCCATTCACCGGGCGAGTGATACAGGCTATGTCGCAGAAACCGAGTTGACTGCGGCACGCAAGCAAATGTCGGAGGAGACTTACAATCAGGAGTTTGAGTGTAGCTGGACGGCAGCAGTACAAGGGTCTTACTACGGGCGACTGTTAGAAGAAGCGCAGAAAGAACAGCGGATAGGGAAGGTAAACCACGACCCCGGTTTACTGGTCAATACCTGGTGGGACTTAGGCATGGGCGATGCGACAGCGATTTGGTTTGCCCAGAAGAACGGCGCAGAGATACGTTTAATTGACTATTACGAGGCAACAGGTGAGCCGCTTAGTCATTATGTGAGCGTGTTAGAGGACAAGGCAAAGGCAGGCGAATGGAAATACGATTCGCACGTTTTACCGCACGATGTCAGGCAGCGTTCACTAGACACCGGGCGCACACGAGTCGAGGCATTAGAGAGTTTAGGGATAACGGTAGACATTGTGGCACAGCACAAAGTCGAAGATGGCATTGAGTCCGTCAGGCGTAACTTGAAGAACTGTTGGTTTGACGAGTTACGGTGTAAACGCGGGTTAGATGCGTTACGCCAATACCGGGCGCAATATGATGAAGTGAGACGGACGTTTCGATTGAAACCCGTACACGACTGGGCATCTCATGCGGCAGATGCTTTCCGATACGGTTGTATGCACGTTCCAATGAAATACGAGTGGCAACCACTAGATTATGAAAATTCAGGTATCGTTTAAATGGCAAAAGCAAAACCAATTAGTGACGAACAGATCGCATCGATTTGTCGTAGCGAAATAGATTCAGCGTCAGGTAAAGCAGCGGGTGAGATATCCCATGAGCGTGCAACGGCGTTAGATTATTATCATGGTGAGCCATACGGCGATGAAGCGGAAGGCCGAAGTCAGGTCGTTACTCGTGAAGTTATGGAAACAATCGAGTGGATACTGCCGTCATTAGCACGCATATTCACCGATAGCGATAACATGGTGACGTTTGACCCGGTGAATGAGACGGATGTTGAACAGGCCAAGTTAGAAACTGAGACTTGCAACTATGTATTCTGGAAACAGAACCGGGGATTCTATAACACCTATACGTTTTTAAAAGATGCGTTACTAAGTAAGACGGGCATTTTAAAAATCTATTGGGATGATTCCGAGGAAGAAACCAAAGAAGAATACGAAGGGCTAGATGAAGTGCAATTAGGGCAGTTATTAGCTGACCCATTTGTAGAACGAGAAGTATTGAAAGCCGAGCAGGATGAGCTAGGGCTTATAAACGTCACGTTAAAGGTAAAGGAAAAGTCTGGGCAGATTAAGATTGAACCTGTACCGCCTGAAGAATTTGGGATAGCACGCTATGCCAGAACCCCTTACGTTGAAGATACCAATTTTTGTTACCATCGCACGCTAAAGACGTTTACTGAACTCGTGCAGATGGGCTATGACATTGAGGTAATTCGTTCATTGCCTTATGACGAAGCTGCCCAAAGTGAAGAAGAACTGGCACGAAGAAACAAAACGGACGAAGAAGAACCGTTTGATTATGTATCACAAGAGTCAATGCGTAATTATTGGATTACTGAGTGCTATGTGCGGTGTGACCGGGACGGT